TTTCCAGCTCGGCCTCGAACAGTCCCTCATGATGGAAGAACTCCGGCTTGATCGTGCGGATTCTCATTGGTTAGAGGTTTGTTGTTTTTGGGTTGCCATCACCTGTTTCGAAAGGTTAGTCAGCCATTCTGCTGTCATGATCCCGTGATCGGCGGCGTCTTTCAAAAGGTGCATTGTCTCAAACGGAGGCCACCCAGCCTCCTGACCAGCTTTTTCGACAAAGAACAGAACACCTTTGTCGTGATCTATATCGTGGTGGTTGATTTGAATCTGGCGCTTGATCTCGTAACAAGCTGACAGCTCCCAAGAGGTAAAGAAGGTTGGGAACGACTGCGAATCCTCGTGACCTTCAAAGTGACATTTTCGGCACATCGTTGCCATTGATCCCCCTGGGTATTCCCAAGGCATTCTTCCCGAAACGTAGTAAAAGTGGTGAACCGTCAGTGTGTTGGTTTCAGACGAGCACTTTACGCACTGGAAACCGTCTCTAGACATTATTTCCAGGCGCTTCTTCTGCCACTTCGGATGTTGGAGCTTTTCGGAATAGGTCATAATTCAAACAGAAAACCCCGCCACGCATCGCGGTGAGGAATCGCGGAGAAACAACGCGACGTTCACGATACGGACGGGGAAAAATTGATTGATCATGTTTTCTCTGAAGGTTCAACGCTCACCTCTCACAGCTCACGTTGACGGGTCTTCCTTATCTCCTCTCCTGGTCGATGTCCAGCCCTCAGTAGGCCGGCATCAGGATGTCGGCCACCGCCTGGGTGAGCTTCACATCCTGGATGCAGTAGTTGATGGCCGCCTGGCGGTCGGTGTTCCACAGCAGAGAGAAGTCGGCGCCGTTGCCTGACTTCTCACCGAGTCCCAGGTGCCTCGAGATGGACGCAAGGCTGCCGTGAGCCCTGTTGTCCCCGAGCTGCCACACCTCTCGGAGATCGACCACCAGCTCCGACCAGTAACGGCCATTCCTCAGCCAGTAGGGCGGCATGATCTTGTGGCGCCAGGACCGCTTGATCAGGAAGGGCAGGTCGAAGGCCTTGATGTTGAAGCCAATGAGCTGTGGCTGGCGCTCGTAGTAGTTGAGCAGCGCCCACCATTGTCGCAGCAGGTGAGCCTCGCCGTCGGCATCGGCGCACAGGATGTTTTGCTCCTGATGATCGACCCTATAGCCGATGCACAGCACCTGGCCAGATAATGCGTCCAGGGCAGCATTGCGGATGTAGTCCGCCGTGTGGCTCTCCTCGGCCTTCTGGAGCTTCTCGGCGATCAGGTCGGGGTTCTTGATGTTGCCCATCTTGACCTGCGTTGGGTCGAAGGGCGGGATGTTGAGCTGCTCAAGCGGTAGAGGCCCGGTCTCAATGTCGAAATAGATGTTAGGGTTGGCTGGCATTTGTAAGAGTTGTTGAGAGTTGTTGCGCGTTTGTCGGCCGATGCGCGCCCCCGGCCCTACGAGTCCCCAGCAGCAACAGGCTGCCGGAAGGTGTTTAGATCTTTTTGCCGCAATGTGGGCAAACGAGGAAGTTGATCGGCTCCCGGGTGGTCGGTACTTCAAGCCATTCACAGATCTCAAAGTAGGAAACCCACCCGAATCCGCGGACAGCTCCTGGTCTAAGGTGGCCGGTGTTGTAGAGTTGCAATGCCTCGTCTCGGCTCTTGACGCACAGCCTTTCGAGGGTGTTGAACGTCCTGACCGTGAACGGGAATCCCCATTGTCGCAGGATCTCCTCATGCATCTCGGCCGACTGCTCGATCTGTTTGATGCGCTGGCGAGACAGGTTAAAGTGCTTCCCGATCTCCTCGAGGGTCTTGCCTTCGGAGCGCATCCGAACCACCTCGGGCACTTTGTCGACCAGTTTGACGTAGGGTTGCCTGGGTTTCATCTTAGAATGGAATGTCTGAATCGGTGGGATCTTCCTGGGCGTTGATCTCATCGATGCGCTTGGTCACGGCGGCGATGAGGTAAATGTCATCCGGTGTCTTGCCTGGGCTCACCTTGGCCTTCGGCAGCCAGTGTTCGGCCAGGCCGCGGACAGCGTCATTGGTCAGCTCTGACAGAGGGACGCCCTTGAATTTACCCACGTGAACTTTGACCTCGGTGATCTTGACCGGCGCCGCGGTAGCCGGCGTTACTATCTTCACCTGGTCATCGTCCTTAGGCGGCCTGTCTTCCATACGGATCCACAGGCCCGAGGGCTTGAGCGGCTCGCCGTTCTTGTGAGCCATGATCAATTTGATGTTCGAGAACGTCTTGGTGCCGTCCTGGCTCTGCTCATGGACGATCACCACGGTGGCTGGTCGGCCGATGAGGCTGTCCAGGTCGAGGCTGGTGGTCTCCTCGGCGGTAAGGGCTCGACCGTGCCAATCTCGGAGGAACTTGGTCAGGCCGGCCTTCTCATGCAGGCTGGCAGTCATCGGCGCCGTCATCACCACCCAGGGCTGCACCGGGTTGCGGGTCTTGTCCAGGAGATCGATCTCGAACGCGATCTTGAACTTCTGCTTGGTGCCGTACTCGGTCTCGTAGGCCTTAAGCGGCGTGATGTCGACGCACACCGCGCGGCCGGTGTACTCGGGGCACGGTGTGAAGGTGCCGCCTGTTTGTTTTGTTGATACTGTGATTCCCATGTTGTTGCTGTGTTGTGTTGTTGTTGTTGTTTACTTGGAGGATTGCTTTTCAACCTCCGAAAGCTGTTTGGCCATGCGGTCGTATTGCGACCAGTACTCAGGCCAGGCCGCCTTGATCTTCCTCAGGTTCTCTGGGTCTGCCACCAGCGCCGCGGCACCGAGTTTGCGAACGAATGACCCGCCATATTCGATCATCGTGAAGGCTACGTCGAAGTCTCTCATTGCAGGATGAAGTCGAAGTTGATCTTCCAGTTGTCGCCGAGGCGGTTGTAGGTGTCGCCCTTGATCTTCCAAGTGCGCGGATCGCGGGTCGTCTTGGTGTGACGGCAGCGGATACGGACATCGATGTCTTGGATAGCAGTGTTCCGCAGACGATGGTCTGGCGGCAGTTCGTGCAGTTTGGTGATCATCTTCCCTCCACCCATTTCTTGATGTCGTTCAGTTCGTCCTCTTTGAGTTCCAGTTCCTTGATCCTGTCTCTTAGGAGATTGAGTTCTCTGACGATGCCCCGTGGGCGAGTATCGAACAGCGTTTTTCCGGTTGGTGTTTGAATCAGGAAACCTTTGTTAGGGGGAGCGATTATGATTGGGTTGAGTTTGTAGCGGCTCACGGCTTGTCCTCCTTGGCTTTGTGCCACAATTGCTTTACCGTATGATTCTGTCGGGCTAGAGAAACGTATGCGTCTAAGTAATCTCCAACTTTTACTAGCCGCTTGATGCGGTCTTTAAGCCGCAGGTTTTCTTCATCCAACAATTGCTGCTGCCGGATGATTGAGTTTGCTGCGTTGAGTTTGCGTTCCAGTCTTCGGCATAGCATACCGAGGTCGCCGACGGTGTGAGCGGTTGAGTCGGATATTGGTGTGTCGCTGATCATATTCCTGACCTCACGAAAATGATCGCTCACTTGACGCCTTCCGCAATTAAAGCGTGCTCCAACAAAAGCACCGCATCCGCCGTCTTGAGTGTGATGTGGAGTGAAGGCTGCCGTTGCTGCGCCAGGCCCTTAAGGTGGCCCTTCCAGCGTGTTCCATGCGTCTTGCTGGTGCCTGCACCCAAAGTCCGCTGCCACCGCTGTGGGGTAACCTCGATGCACCTGGTGTTCATGCTGGCGATGAGGCCATGCAGGAAGCCGACATTGCGACCGAAGTTGAACATGGCGCTGCCTGGTGCTCCCTTGCCTCCGATGTATCCGCCCACCTTCTCGATGTAGCAGACATCCGACTGGGACAGGAAGTTGACCAGGACATCTCGGATGTCCCTGTCGGTCGTCGGCATGGGCTCCAGGGTGACCCGGTTGCCGGCGAAGTGCGCCAGGCCGCCGCTCATCCCTGGGTCGATGGCCAAGATCCGCTTCATCGGGCGACCTTCTTTAGCCAGGCTAAGATTGCATGGTCGGCCACCGCCTGGATCTTGAGGCCGTTGGCAAGGCAGTAGGCTCGAAGGGTTTTGTGTGTGGTTGGTGTCACGTTTATGGTCTTAGGCTTCATTTCCAATGTGTTGTTTTACTATACGTCGAACTATCTCGTTTTTTTGCGAAGTGGTATCTTCTGTGATTATTATGTGTGTCCTATTAACCTCAAGATTATCAAACGCAAACATTGCCCTACAGAATAACTCTTCTCTAGGCATTTTTTTATCTCTTGCTTGCCTGTTGAATGACTGCGAGCATTTAGTCATGTCGTTGTAATGCTCTAATATAAGCGCTTTATATTGAGAGATTACAAACTCATGGTCTTTCTGCACTGTCATCTGAACGCAAGCTGCCAGCTTTACTCCTGCTGTGCTCATGGTCGACCTGCAAGTTTGGCAATGATCCAAAAGAATATGACAGTTTTCGATCAAGCGAGATCGTTCCATCAGTTTTATGCGGCTTACCGTTGGATTTGTTCCTGATGCAATTCTTACAGCAAGCATAATCACCTCGGTGATTTTCTTTGGCCATCCAAGTATGTCTGATGGGCTTCGGTTTGCGCCCCGGTCAAGTATCGAGAACGAAGATGAAGAACACCCTCTTGTGACAAGCATTTGAATCGGAACACCAGACTCAATAATGGCGTGCAGTCTATGCTGACCGTCTATCAATCTTCCAGTGGTATCAAAAGCAATACCCTGATGTGTTACCTGCCAATCTCCATTCATCATATCAAAGGCAAGTGATCTGATGTGTGTTTTCCTAAGTGGCCTGTTGTTGTTGTTAAACTCAAGATATGAGTTGGCAATGCGTGGCGTTATGGTTTCGATTGCTGTGGATTGTTTCATTTTGTGTTGTTGTTGATTTGTTTTTTAACTTTGACCCAGTAGGCATCGGTGGCCTGCTTTTTCTTGTGTCCCTGGGGCCCTGCATTCCAGATCCGGGCCTGCTCCTCAGTGCTCTTGCCCTTGCCGTAGTGGGTCAGGTAGGCCTGGCAGACTGCTCGGGCCTGCACCCGGTTTGTCATGTCCTGGTGCCGGTAATGGCTGCCGGTAATGCGGTTGACGTCCAAGACAACGGCCTTGTGAATCTGGAGGCATCCAATGGCCCGGCCTTGGTCACCGATGGCCAGGTCGTTATTGCTGCTTTCTACGATCATCAGGGCTGAGATTAAGCTGTTGAGGTTCATTGCTGTGCATTGCTGTGGTGTTGCTGTGGTTTGCGCGTTAACCAGTCGCGCCCCTGGGGGTGGTATTGGCCCCACCCGGGGCTAAAGTCTTGGTTAGGCTGCCTGTCGGGTTTCAGCGATGACATCGAGCCAGAATGAGATGTCAGTGCTCACACAAGATAGATCCTTGGACAGCTTGCGAGCGTCTCGCTTGTCGTTTCCGGTGATCCACAAGCGGATCAGTTTTCGGACTTCGGGAGTGGTCTTGGATTCAGTGTTGTTGGCGTTGCTCATGTTTTGCTTTGGTTTGCTGTTGTTGCCTTCGACGTGATCAAGATGGGCGGTTCCATGCATTCAGTCTACAGAGAAAACTGTTTTTCTGTAGATTTGAGAGAAAACCCAATGTTTGCAGGGGTCAAACAGGGGTCAAATTCTCCGCAGGTCGACGTAGCTCAGGCTCATAAATGTCTGAGCGTTGATCGTTGCGTCGAAGTAGGAGACGACCTTCTGGGTCTCTCGTTGCGAGTAGCTCCGGTAGTCTTTGACTCGGGTCGCAACCACCGCAGGGAACTCAGTCGGCTGCCCGTTCTCGGTCTGCCAGTTGCCCGACGTGAAGCCGAACTTGCGGCACCAGGTCTGTAAGTTCTGAGGCGGAACGAAGAAATACTCGGTCGAGAAGCTGTCCTCGCCGCGGAAGCATTGGACGCCCTGGCCGCTCAGTAGATCGTAGCCGGCCTGGTCGAGATACCAGGCATCCAGATCGAAGTCGGGCTCGTAGCCGGTGCCAAAGAATGTGGGCAGGCCCGGTGCGAAGATCTGGGTGCATAGGCACGCCGACTCAGTCCAAGAGTCCAGGCGCCATTGCAGCAGGTTCCACAGCCAGGCCGACTTCGGGATCTTGTGGAAGAATGGGCCGGAGCCTGGGCCGCCGTTAAGAGTCAATAATGGGCGGTACGGGACATCGAAGGTGCTGGATATGTAGCCGCCGTTATCGAATTTGATCGACGTGAGAGCGTCTCGGTAGGTGGCGACTGTGGTTAAGGTTTGAAGCGGTACGGTCGAAGCAAACCGGGATCCCAGCTTGTCCCTAAAAACGTCATCGACAGATTTCTGCAAAAGCCCATCCGGTCCCTCTGCAAACTTGGGTGTTTTGTTTGGGCTACCCAGGATCCGAACCGAGGCATCCACACCGTTAGGCCCTCCCCATTTGTTGACCCAGAAGTCGGCCTCGAATCCAGAGGTTGAAGCGTGGTCAGGATCGCCATAGGTGGCTCGCATCAGCTCGTTGTCGTAGTTGCCCGAGGCGAATCCCCAAGGCCCTCCTGGCGGGATAAAGGCTGCGTTGATTGATCCCTGATACAGCAAACTGGAAGTTGGAACGTTTTCCCAGATAGTTGTTGGGAACAGATTAACCCATTGACCTGTTACGGTGCCTACCTTTGATGGAGATATGAGAACCGTCTTGGTTTTTGAGTCGAAATAGAAGTTGGTCCATGCACCGACGCCATATCCAGCGTTGCGGCTTTTGACGTAAAGCTGTGTAGACGTGGCGTATTCCTCGTAATCGATCAGCAGATTGCCGTCGATGCCTATCGGACTTCCTACGCTACAGGCCAGCCCCTGGGGCGTCAGTCTGAGCAGGCCGACCCGGTCCTCGGTGATGTCGTGGACGTCGTCGTAGTTGGCAAGGAATCCAGCCTCAACAGCCAGCCGGCGGCGCACATCCAGCACCTTGTCGAAGATCGTTGCCTCATTGCCGGCAGACCAGAATGGTGCGAGATTTGTGGAGCTTGGATAAATCGTCGAAATAGTGACTGGCACCACACCGATCTCCCACACTGGATTCTGTGGATCGCTGAAGATGTTGCAGTCGATTGGACTGATCTGTATCAGGCCTCGGCGGCTAGTCAGCGTGATGCTTGTCGGATTCTGAACCACGGTGATTCCGAGGCCTTCCAACCGTTGAACCAGGCTCCCAACACCCGGGAAGTTGACGATCTTTTCCTCGGAAACATAGGCGGCCAAACTGTCGAATAAATATCTTACCCGGGCTCGTCCCCAGGTAAACACCAGGTCGCCGAGCTGCTGCCGGTGATCGCCTGGGTCGGCGTAGGTCTGTGGGTAAACCTGCCGGATGTCGTGATGCACCGTCGGATCGATCTGGGCGCCCATCGTGTGCAGCCAGTCGAACATGATGAACGGATTGGCCACGTTGTTGGCCTGGGCCGATCTTTCGAGGGCGAGGAATGGCGAGGTGGCGGCGCCCTGCCAGCTCGGTGGGCCCTCGGCGAAATACGGCACGTCACCCGGGAAGTACGGGAAGAAATGGTAACAGAAGCCACCGTTAGGCCAGCGCGTGGCCCAGGTGCCGTCCTGGCGGCGTCGAAATGCTCGGACCTGCCCTGGGCCTACAAACTCCCTGTCGGCGTTGCCATCGGGTAGCTGGAGCAGCACCTGCACGGTGGTGGTGCCGCAGTTGTGCACGCGCCAGCAGTCGAACCGCTGGTAGGTGTTGAGGATACGAAAGACGGTCAGTCCCTCGATGGCGATCTCGGCGACAGCCAGCTTGTGCTTGTGGATCCGACCAGGAGGCAGTGTGGGGTCGGAAGGCCCGAGGCTGCCGCGGACATAGGACGTCAGGCCTGAGCCGGCCTGAGGATCCCAGCCGAGGTGCACGTCGTACTGGATGCCGGCCACCTCACGGCGAAGTAGCTCGAAGCTGTAGTGGATCGATCCGACGTCGCAGGTGAACGTATCTCCTACGGTGCTGTGGTGGTCGACGTAGACCTGGCCGCCGGCTGTGTCTTGCCATTTGGTTTCAAGAGTCGACAAGGCATCCTTAGCCGCCTGTTGACTGTGCTCGTTGCGGAAGTATCCGATGCCAGGGATGGACGGGTTAGGCACGCCTCCGTCGTCATACAGGCGCATGGCCGTCTGCGGATCGTTCCGGTAGACATACCACACACCGTAAGGGAACGGCGCCGTCCATCTATCAAACGGCTGGAATCTCGATTGAGCCCACAGCGGACCCATCTCATTCAACGCTGCCCGACATTTCGCGTCGAACCGGCTGTACAAGGTGTTCAGGTTGTAGGCCGTGAACATCTTGTCCTTTCTGTCGGTAGCGTAGGGCATGGGTCAGTAGAACCAGGACTCCTCGGAGGTCTGCACCGTTGTCGACATCACCGGGGTCTTTAGGGTCGTGCCGTTGGCGTTCTGCTCGATTCGTTGGCCAGGCCCGGCGACGAGCTGGACCCGTCGAACGGCCTCGATGAGCTGGTTAATAGCCCGGGCATGGTCTGCCTTAAGGCCGGTCTCGGCCAGTTTGGAGGGCAGTTGAATGGCCATGGCTGGTTAGATCTCGCAGAACTGGGCAAAGATCTTGACAGGGCTGTTGGAGGCCTTGACGTACATCGTCGCATCGACCCATGGGATCAGGATGAACTGCCCGGCAGGCACCTGAAACGAGTACGGTGAGGAAGGCCCGATAGAGACCGGGTTGACCAGGTCCAGGTTGACGACCAAAAGCCGGTAGGGCGTCCCTAGGTCAGCGGTGAGGTCCAGAGTCTCGTCGCTTGTGCCAACTACCTGGGTCTGCTGTCCCATGTCGGTGCCGGTCATGTTCGCTATCGCACTGTAAGACAGTGAGTTGATCACAGCGCCGCCTTTGCTGGCGTACAGCCGGGCTGACATCTCGACTTCGTTAGCCATGGTGTTGGTGATTTAAACTTCGCAGAAGGTGGCCTGGACGGTCACCGATGAGGTGTTGGCCAGGAGATAGAGCGTGGCACTGACATAGGGCATCAGCAGCGTCTCGCCGGCCGGGATCCGCATCGTGTAGGTGCCGGACACAAATCCCATTTCGACATAGTTGGTAGTGTCCAGATTCGAGATCAGGAGTTTGTAGGGGCTGGTCACGTCGACCGGGACATCGAGGGCCTCGACCGTCAGGCCGATGACCTGAGTCTGGCTGCCCATGTCGGTGCCGACCATCGTGCTGCTCTTGGTGTAGGTGACCGAAGGTAGGAAAGCGCCGTTTTTGGAGGCGTACAACCGGGCCGTTAATTGGATTTCGTCTGCCATAGTGTTAGTGGGTAGATGTTAGAAGAACGGATAAATTAGAGTGTCGTAAGGTGCGAAAGTCCAGGCGATGACCTGCTCAACCTGGTTGGTTTTGTTGACCAGGCTAGTCGAGAAGTTGGTCTGCTTCCAGCCCCACACGGTGCCGAAGGGTGCTAATATTTGCCCCGTGGCCGGATCGGTTGGAACTCTAGGAAGCATTCTCGTCACCGCAAATGGCAGGTTCCAATTTACAGCAAACGATTCGGGCGTGTAGACAGGCGGGATTCCGTTGGGAACTTGAGGCAGGCCTAGGTTGCCTGAGAAAGTGGCTATTCTGGTCAGACTCACTCGAGCAATCGGGAAGGTGTCCTGGCCTCGGTAGAGCATCTGCCAGACTTTGTTGGCCATCGGGAAGGTGGTTGCGTTGCCCAGGTTGGTCTCGCTCTGCGATAGAAGCTCACCGTTCTTTGCTGCGGTCTCGATGACCGTCTTGTAGAGGTTTGGATTACCCGTGCTGTTGGCCTCCTTGTCGACTGCCGGCAGAGCAAACACCGAGACATCGAGGTAGTCGGTGCGGAACTCGTAGCGGATATCTGCTATTTCTCCAGGCAGCGGTGCCGACTGGTCTTGGATTGGTGTACCTGGGTCAAAGGAATTTCCTCCGATGGTGACGGTCGCTTCGGAATACGGGCCGTCCTCGCGGATGCTGTATTTGGCGCCCAGGGCCACCCATTGGGCCGATGCGATGCGGAGGGTGTCCTTGTCTCCGCGGAAAACTAACTGCACCACCCGGCCGTTGCCGTTGTTGTCGTAGGCGCGGCTGACCTCGATGTACTCGAAGTTGTTTGGGTTTGGTGAGCCTTGGAGTGTTGCCATGTTATTCGACAGCCTGAGCTGTTCTGCCAGTGTTTACTCGGATCGCACGGGTCTCGTTGGTCTGGATCTTGATTTGACCCACCAGGGTGTTAACCCATCCAGGAGGCGCTTCCGTTGAGAACATTGAGGTCTCGCGTTTTACCCTGCTGTCTATTGTGCCAATGGCGCCGCGTTGGATCGGTAATGCCTCAAAACTTCTGTTAACGTCCTGAGGTGAGGCAAACGCTTCTTGAAAGCTGGCTTTTAGAATTGATCCCTTGCCTCCCAGTGTTTGGAAAAAGCCAAGTAATCCATCTTCCATTGTCTCAGCATCTTTAGCGGCACGCTCAACTGCATCTGCAAAGAAGTTGATCTCAGGAACTGCTGACAGAATGATGGTCCGCTTTATCTCGTCGACTCGATCAGCCAATTTTCCAATAGAATCGATCTGCTCTTTTGAGATCAGATTGATCGGACCGATCTCCTTGATCTTAGCCATTGCACCCGCGGCCTTGAATGCCTTCTCGCCGAGGATAGCGATCATGGCTGCCTGTGTCTGGGCGCTGCTGCCTGCATCCTTGTGGGCCTGGCCCATCCTCGAGATCAGGTCGATGTTCGAGATGCTCTTGTCGTTAAGTTCAGCGACTGAAAAGCCAAGCGCTTGGAAGTATTCCCGGGCCTTTCCTCCCTCCTCAATAGCCTTAAGACGCTCCTGGCCGACTGCTGTGATCGACTTGGCCATGGCCTCGAAGGAAACACCCGTCTGGCCTGCCAGTACCTGCAGGCGCTGGACGTCGTCAGTGCTGATGTTGAGTTGCTCGGAAAGGTCTCCGATGGCGTCGACTGTCTCGACCACCTTTGAGACAAAAGAGCCAATGGCAGCAACAGACAGTGCAGCGCCTAACTGCATACCAACGGTTGACCGAAACTTGTCGGTCACGCTCGAGGCTCGTTTAAGGCCGCTTTCGTAGGCCGAACCGTCTAGGCCGAGCTTTGCGATGAGTGAGAAAATGGCCATTTGTTAGTTCCTTACTGTCTCCCGTTCTTGACCCAGGCGCCAGAGGGCATCGTTCTTATCGTTCCACAGTTCGACCTGACCGTGCATTTCGGCATTGGTCAGGAAGAACCTTTCGGCATCGCTGACCGGCATATTGAGCACCGTCTCCTCGGTGAATCCAATGTCGACCAGGCCAACCAGCAGCCTTTCGGGCCATGGCATAGCTGCCTCCCTGGATCCTGCACCCGGCTGCCGCAGAACCTCTGGGCAGTCGGACTTGTCGCCGATCCACTCCTGGAGGGTGTGACACTCCTTGGCTATGTCGGACTTGCTGACCTTCTTCCGCATCAGCCGGAGCGGCACCCAGCGGAACACCGAGGCCATAGCCTTGACCGACTCCTGGGCAGATTGACTGCACACGACGACAGCCTCGACCAGGTCGTTAGCGCTGGCCCGGCCTCCGGTGACGAAAGGCGATCCGAGGCGATGCAGCAGGATGGCATGGCCGACAGTAAAGGGCACCATGCGGAGCCCGATCACCATCGGACAGGGCTTGGCTGTAGCGCTTAGAATGGCGGCCAGGCTGCTCACACGTTCAGGGCGACAGCGGCAGCGGTGGTCAGGTTCTTGAATTTCTTCACAGTGATCGAGACCATAGCCTTGCCGCTCTGAGTCATTTTAACCGAGCCACCGCCGGCATAGATGAACCGTCCCGTGTTTAGGATGTCGGCTGTGCCCATCATCTTGATCACTGGAGCGCCGGTGATGGAAACCGTTCCGTTGACCGGAGCCAGTGAACAGAAGGCCAGGGCGGCGGCTGCGGTGGCTCCAGATGGGATCAGATTCAGGTTGAGCGTCACCCGCTCATTGTAGCCGATGTGACCCACCACTTCTCCACCACTGTTGCGGACCTCCTCGGTGTCGGCTTCGTGAGTCAGGTCGTAACTCTCAATCGACGCCAGGGCGGTGAAAACTGCGGTTGAGTTGTCTGTGTCGAACATCGTCACCGAAGCCGGTGAACCGAATTGGTATGCGAGTCCTTGTGAATTAGCCATGCGTGTGGGTGGTTAGAGTGTTGCGGAACAGTAGAGGGTGAAAGTCCTGGTGAACGTCCTGGACCGATTAGAGATTGAGGATGCACCAAAGTCCAGAGGGGCGGCGAATTGCGCCGTAAACGGGCCGCTGGGATCGTTTGCTGCGGCATCGAGGGCAGAGGCCCCGGCGTCGTCAAAGAGAGGCAGGATGAGGTTGTCGAGCACCTGCACGGTGGTCAGCACAGCAGCCTCGTCGGTGTCGTCGGCCGATAGCTGCAACTCGACAGCGATCTCGATCTCACAGGTCAGATCGGTGCGCTGCATTGGCCTGGCCGAGTTGGTCGAGACTACCAGGCGCGGGAAGTTGGGCATGACGTCCTGGTCGTCTGGGTCGTCGTAGAGGCCGCGGCTGTAGGACGTCAGGCAGGTGGGTGTGCCGGCGCCGGAGGCCGACCAGTTGGCGGCTGCCAGGTAGTCAGCGACTGCAAGCTCTGCTCTTAGGGCTACGGCGTTCATTTGATTGAGATTCCGTTGTCTTCGAGAACCTTGCCGTTAGCCAGCAGGGCCTCGGTCATGTGGTTGACCATCTCGGCCGTCTCGTCGTCGAAAGCCTTCTGCATGGCCGTGTTGTAGATCCCGGCCACCCGGTTGTATTGGTTGTCGGCCACACCGGCGGTCATCACCACCGAGGCTGTCGGGTTGAATCCTGGGACAGCCTGGATCCCTCGGGCCTTGGTGCCCTTGTGTGTGGCGACGTTCTCCTGGGGGAGGCCGTACTGGTTGGCCAGTGAGATGAGGGCGCCGTTGGTCTGCTTGGGTGCCTTGTAGCCCGGGGGCTTAGATAGCGGCTTCCACTTTGGGCTTTGGAACTGGCTGAATCCCTTGTTGTAGACTCGGATCATCTTCACCACACCGCTTCTGAGGTAGCCGACGGACCCGATGGCCTTCCGCATCAGGGCCGAGGCTGCTGCCTTCATCTCCTCGCCATAGAGGCCGCGGCGACCGCCCTTAGCTTCCTTCGACTGAGCGATGAGATGCACCCGGCGAAGGATGCGCGATTTACCGACCCGCTTGCCGGTCTTCTTAGACTTGCGGTTGATGTCACCGACCGGAGTCCCCAGGTAGTCGGCGATCCTGCGACGCTCCTGGCCCGGGCTCTTGGGCGGCACCAGGACGAACAGCCGGACCATCAGGTAGAAGAATCTGCTGTTGATCGCCTTGTGAAGATCGCGCGAGGTGCTCAACAGATACTGCTTCATGGCAGCGTCGAACTTGCTCGAGTCGACCGTCATGTTAATAACGGGCCTCACTTGGTCTTGGCCCCCAGTTCCAGGTTGTAGTAGGCGCCGGAGGCATCCACACGGCAGGACAGAATGCGGAGGGTGCGTCCCTGGTAGACTAGAGTCCTGCCGACCACCGGCCGAGGCTTGCAGAAGGTTAGGGCGATGCGGTCGCTGTTCTCCTGGAGGATGAACAGGCCGTCCTCCTTGAGTAGCCGGGAAAAGGTCGTGCCCTGGTCGAGCGTGAACAAGGTCGAGTCCATCGAGACCAGGGTGCTGTCGCAGGTCTTCCAGTCGGAGAACATGACCAGGATCCTCGATGTCACGTTGTCCTGGAACCCACCGGAGATGGGCACGTTGGCATCGTTGACCGCTGCCGGGATGCACCGGATCGACGTCCCCTGCCAGATGAACATCGGCGCCCCAAGCATTTGCTGGAGCACCGCCATGCCCTGCTGGAGACTGGATCCGATGGTGGTCATCAGGCGGTAAAGTAAGTGCCGGAGACTATGAGCCGGCTGGTGGCCTGGAGATGGGGGGCTAGGCTATCGGCGGCTCCGGTCTCAAAGTGCGACAGCTCGAGGTAGCTGGTGCCGGCGATCAACCGGGCGATGATGGCGGTCTTGGCTTGGTTGGTGGCATTGGTCAGCCACACCGCGGCGGCGGCCTCGTAGGTCACGGCATCGGGTAGCGACAGCCGAAGGTTGCCTGTGGCGGATCCGGTCACAGAGTTGACGGTGACGTCCGCGGTGAAGGTGCTAACACATCCGATGGTGGTGTGTCGGGCGGTGTTGGTGGTGATGGCGAAGGTGCGGCCACCGCCGGAGTCGGTCAGCGTCGGCATCCAGGTCGTCGGTGTAACCAACGGCAGGGCGGCATATAGCTCGGTGAAGTTGTCGTTTATCTTCTCGCCGGCGCCGCGGAGCGTGTCCCCGGTGTTGTCGTTGGCGATGGTGCCGATGTTGATCGTTTGCTGGGCCATGATTTTATTCCTTAGGGAGAGCGTACCAACCTTCTGCGAGCGTTATACGGTTCCTGGAGAGAACAGGAACACCGTCTGCACCTTTGACCCAGACTCGCGCCTTAACACTCTCAGCCAGGCGTACAGGCTCGCCATCGGGCACATAGACCACACGGGTGGCGCAGCCACAGCTAGATGCCAGACTTATCAATGCGATCCAGCAACTTTTGTTTAAGCTCAGGGTCTGGTTTGGCATCTTCGGCTGTTGGTTGAGTTTTAGCCAGGCCGGTCAGCCATTTTAGAATAGCTGTCACGATCTGCTCGATCACGTTCATTCCGGCTTCTTGTCGGCATCCTTGGCCCAGATCAAGCCAATGCCAGCGGTCACCGCGGCAATGGTCGTAGTCAGGTCGAGGTTGGTTGTCGGGTCACCGTCGAACAGGGCCTTGAGAGCCCCACCAACAGCGACCAGTATGGCACCTACACCGGCGAGAGTTGTTTTTGTGTTTTTCATTTGGATTTGAACAGCCTATAGGCTCCGTAGATGGCGCAGGCTAAGCCAATGAGCGCGGTGATAAGCTGAACCCAGTCGGTAAGCCATGGAATAAACGAAACAGCGGTGGCACCTGCCGCTGCTGCTAGGCTTAGTCCAGGGCTGGTGCTGCTGTTCGTTGGTTCCATTACTCGTTAGGCTGTGCTG